CGCTTATTATGTCATTAAATGCGCGGTTATAAACGGGCGCCCATAGTTCGCGGCTGTCAAAGTTCACGCGTCAGCCTCCACGGGCTCGGGCTCTCCGCCGTTCATGTTAATATTTACGGCTGTATCGTCGCCCGTTCCGTCGGTGTCCGGCGTTTCCTCGGCAACGTAGCCGCGGCGCTTTCCTTTTGTCGCGAGTACAAAGCGAATCATTTGTCCCTCGCCAGCCTCTACGCGTTCTATACATTTCTTCTCGCATAAATCGAGGTAGCGCTCGCCCTCGTCTTTATGAGCCTGCATTGTTTCCGGCCATAGTTTTATATAGTCGTCGGCGGTGTGCCAATCGCAGCCGAGGCGCTCGGCAATATCTGTTATTATACCGTAGCTGCCTTTGATAGCCTCGAGGATATCTGCTTTTTTATAACGTCTTTTTCTTCCCATGTTTTCTCCAATACAGATTCGGAGTTTTAGCCGCATAAAACGGCGTCGTAGTTCTCGCGCTCCGCTTTCTCAACGTCGAATAGCGCCGGTGTAAAATCTGCCTGCGCTGCCTCTATGCGCTTTTTCGCTATGTCATAATAATGCTTGTCTAGTTCAATGCCGACGAATTCGCGCTCTATGTTTACGCACGCAACGCCGGTCGAGCCGCTCCCCATTGTGAAGTCGAGCACGGTTTCCCCGCGCCGTGTGTACGTCTTAATTAAGTATTCGAGCAGCTCAACGGGCTTTTGCGTCGGGTGGTAACTCTCGGCGTTCCTGCACTCGGTCGCTTGTTTCGATAACTCGATTATTGCTTTCGGGTAGCGCTCGTCGCCCGCCTTGTTTTTCTCGGTCTGAAAAAACATGCCGCTTTTAATGCCGCTTAGGAAGTCCGATTTTTTCGGCCGCGCCGCCTCGTGTACTCGATTCTCGAATCCGCTTTGTAATTGCGGGTAGTAGTTTATCGCGTCCCCGAATACCATGATATTCTCGAATGTTTTTAATGGCTGGTATTTCGCCACCATGAAGTTTCCCGCGCTCTTTTTGTCCCATAGCCAATCGTATTTATAGCGCTTTATATTGCTCATGCGGCAGGCGCTCGAGAATGGCTCCGAGCCGAATAACACAATAGCGCCCGTCGGTTTTACTACTCTGTGGAGCTGCGCCCATAGTTTCGGGAAGTCGATTATACTATCCCACGCGCAGGCCGTCGTACCGTACGGCGGGTCGGTCAATACCATATCTATTGAGCCGTCGGGTAGTTCCTGCAATACCTCGAGGCAATCGCCGTTATAAAGTTTCATACCCGCGCCCCGTCGCAGTTTGCGCAATCTCCACTACAACCAACCTCTTTGTTTTGCATTACGCGCCCCATTATTACGTCGACGATTTCGGCGCGGCACTTATTGCACAATACGAGGTCAAGTGTTGTATTTTTGTTTTTCACGCTTTCCCCGAGTATCTGTATTTTTGTAATGGCTTTTACTTTAAGCCGGCCATAATCCAGCTTGTTAACGTCCATTCCGCAAACTGTGCATTTTTTCATTATTTCCCTCGCACCTTGTCGCGGGTTTCCTCAACCTCGCGGCGTAATTTTTCCGCACGTTCGCGCAGCTTTACAGCGTCGGCGAGTAGTTTTTCCGAGTCTGTATTTTGCGTATTTTGTGCAATATTCATGCCTATATAGTCATTTTTTTAATAAAAAACGGCGGTTTTACGCCGCCGCCGCTATTAAATCCAATCTATAACGGGTTTCCCCTTGTAGCCTTTGTCCCACACAAACCACGCGTAACACACGGCGCTCGAGGCGTTGAAAAAATGCGCCTCGCCGTTGAGCGCGCAATTAACGCGCTTTGTAAATACATGTATACGCGCTGGCGGGTTATGCTCGAAAAGTCCGCGCCGTTTCTCGCCCTCTAAAAATGTGAGTTTTAGAAACATTGCAACCTTGCGCCCCTCGTCGATTACGTCGAGCGCGTGCTGTACGAATTCCGCTGCGAACTTATACGGCGGGTTTGTTACAATGTCACCGCGCCATTGCAGCGGGTCGCGCAGGAAGTCTGCCTCGTAGTCTTGCCCCTCGTAGTCGCGGCGCACTATGTCTGCGCAGGTTACCTCGTAGCCGCGATTTTTGAGCACCTCGGCTATATGCCCCCCCCCGCAAGCTGGCTCGAGTATCTCGCCCGAGAATTGCTCGAGATCCAGCAACGCCACAACGGCGCGCGGGTCTGTCGCGTAGTAGTCGCGCTCCTCGCGCTCGCGTGTACTGTGTGAGCTGTCGCCGTTTGTAACATATACGGCGCGGCTGTTTCCGCTCCAATCGCTCATTTTTCGTCCCCTTGTATCTGTTGTTTTATTTTGTCTTTAAAATCTTTGTACGGGTCTACTATTTCGATTTGGAGCGAGCCGCTCCTGCGCTTGCGCATTTCCCGTAGTTTTATTTTTTCCGCCTTTGTGAGTTTTACGTCGAGCGTGTTACTCCGTTTTATTTCTACGGGTTGCCCGTCTATCATAAAATAAAATGCCATTATGCCTCCCACGTAAAATATGACTTTTCACGCGAATAATTCGCCTTGTTTCGGCAGCCGCTCCCACTTTATAAGCGTGTCGGCGTCTATTGCCTCGCCGGTTGTCGTCGTAAACCATAACGCGCCCGGCGCTCTATTTACCGAGTAAACAGTTATTACTCGCTTTTCGTGTATGTGCGCATACTCGCTCATTTCGTACGGCCAAGCGCCGTCGTCGATTGCGTAGCGCTCTATGCGGTAAGTAGCGCCCGGGATAACCTCGGCCATGAATTCGCGCGCTCTATCGAATACGCCGCCGCTAAAGTTCCCGAGGCCGTCCATAAACTCGAGAAGTTCGCCGATAATTTTCGCCGCCTCTTTTTTCGCGTTCTGAATGTCTGCAATAGAGTGCGCCAGCATTGCCCGCGCCGTGTCCTCGCAGCCCTTTATATACGCGGTTTTTACGTCCTCGTCTTTGAGGCTCTCGTGTTTCGCTTGTCTGTGGCGGCTCATTCTCATTGCGAGCCGCTCGCCGTTTTTCTCGCGCTCTGTCATTTTTCCGCCCCCTCGAATTCGGAGTAGTCGTACTCCTCGTAGTGTGTGTGATAATATTCTGTATTGAAAAGTTCGCGCAGCTTGAAACGCACGCCAACGCGGCTCGTTTTGTCGCGGTGGTAAAACGGCACGCAATACGTAACGGCGTCGTTTGCGGTTACGTACTCGCGCAGGCGTTTTGCCTTGTTTTTATAAAACGGGTTGAGCCAGCACTTAACGTCGCCGTATGTGGTGAGTTCGTCGAGTTCCCGCGTTGCTACGTTGTAGAAGTGCCGCGCCGCAAGTTTCGCCATTGCCGAGCCAAAACTCCAGCCACGAATAACGGTTTTATATTCAATCGGCGCCGCTATAATCGCGTTTATAAAATCGTGGAGCGGCTCGCCACCTGCCGACGCGTAGGCGCGGGCGTAGCCGTATGTCGTCCACGCGTAGCGGTTGCCCAGCTTTACCGGCCACGGGATAAACAATAAATTATTAACCCAATCGGCGCGGCTGTCGCTTTCCTCGAATTGCAGCACGACCTCGCCGTATTCGTCGTCGATAAATACCTTGTAGTCGATATCGTCACCGACGACTTTATAGTCTGACGTATGCTTTAATTTATAAAATTTGTCTTGCTCCCTAGTCATTTCTCAACCTCCACAAATTCGCCACCGGCTACGAGCCGGAGCAATGTATCGGCGTCGGCCTTTACCTGCCGGTTTGCTGCCGCTTGTTTTTCCTGCGCTGCCTGCATTTCTGCAATGCTGGCAGCCATACTGTCGACGCGCTCGCGAGTTATCGCGTTATCGTGGAGCAATCCCGCCGCCAATAACAACACGATAAAAAGCAATAACGCGTTGAGTAATAACATTAAACATGCTTTATTCTCACTCACCGTTATTCCTCCGCCAATAATGCGCCGCCAAGCAGATAAGCAACCCCAGCACGGCGCCCGCTATATATCCGATTATTTCGCCTTTGCTCATTTCCTCACCTCCGGCAACCCGTGCGCCCGTCTGTAGCGATTGCAGGCTGCGAGCCTGCGCTCGGCCTTGTGCCCCGCGTCGTACTCTTTTTGATGTGCGAGAATTGCGGCGCGGTGTTTTTCGTACTGTGCGCGGCGGTATGCTGCGTCGTACGGTTTTTTATATTTCGTTGTAAGTGCGCTCATTCGTCCACCTCCGCAAAACACGCCGGCACGATATCCGGGAAGTATGAAAGTTTGAGGAAACGCTCGTCGGTTACAAGCGGGTGCTCCTCTTTTGCCGCCTCGAGTGCTGCCTGCACGTCGGGGCGTGGGCTTTCTTTTCTCTCTCGTCGCTCGAGTTCCTCACGGCAGCGAGCAAGCGCCGCATGGTCGAAAAATGCAGCCTTACGGCCGCGGTAGTCGTTCTCCATTGTGCGGTCAAGGTCAAGTTTTTTCGCCAGCTCGTAAAAACTCGGTGTAGTGATTCCGAGCGCCGTTGCCATTTCCGACGCTAAAAATTTGCGTTCGCTTTCGGGGTGCTGTGTATAATTAAACTTTTCACGCATTTTCCGCCCCCTCGTAGTAAACGCGCAGCCCGAGATCTCGCGCGAGCTGGTGCTCGATTTTTGCGCCTGCGCTTTCCTGCCAATTGTGGAGCATGTAAACGCCGTCACAATCAACGAGTAATTTAATATCGCGGCGCATATAGTCCAGCCACGAGCCGCCCTCGATTTCCTCGGCTGCAGGGTTTACGACCTCGCAGCCGCTCGCCTCGATAACCCGCTCGGCGAGGGCGAACTCGTCTTTATAAAACGGGTTGCCCGTAATTTTTCCGCTAATGTAAACTTTCAATTTTTCCCCCTAGATTTCTATAACCTCAAAACTATAATTTTTGTACATCTTGCCGTTGCGTATGCACTCAACAAGCCGGCTTTTTTTTAATTTCTTAAATACGGGATTTAAGAATAACTCGCACGCATTGCGGTACGTTGTGCGCTCGCCGGTCGCGTTGTCCGTTACGATATACTCGTAAGCATGACGCGCGTTTGCTTTCTCGGGTAAGCTGCCCGTATACACAAGCATTTTGTCGCACTTTCTCGCGTAGTTAAGTTCGCGGTTTATGCGGCAATGCAAATACCCCGTTACGCTGTCGTAAATCACAAACGCCGGCCGTGTTATGTATTGCTCTATAACGTAGGTCGCCGCGTCCTGCGCTTTCTGCTCCCGGTCTGCCGCGCAGAAATCCTGCCCGCGCTTGCTCTTGTTTATGCACTTATACGCGATAGTAAAAAGCAAGGCGTACATTTCGCCCAGCGCGTCGGCTCGGCCGTTCCTATAGTCATATTGCAGATTGAGCAAACGCTCGTTGTCATTCTGTGGCGCGGCGTAGTGCGGTAGTTTCATAATTGCCCCCGCAGCTCGCGCCGATAGCTGGCGCCCTCAATTTCCACAATGTCGGCAGACTCTACGAGCCGGTCGGCTGCAGCCACGCCCACGTATTGCAGAAAATCGGCCTTGTTAAAATTGCTAATTAAAACGGTAGGTTTGCGTGTGTTGTAACGGGCGTTTAATATCTGATAAAGCATGTACTTTTCGTCCGCTGCAGAAAACCCGCGCCCGATTTCGTCAATAACGAGCAGCGACACGCCGCCGTAATAACTGACGATTTGCTCCTCGGTTTCGTGAGCTGTAAACGATTTCGCGCGGCGCAGCTCCTCGACGATATCGGGAGCTGTGCGGTATTTCCCGCCGTACTCTTTAATCAACGCGCAAGCGAGGTGTGTTTTTCCCGTTCCCGCGCTGCCGAGCATACAAAGCGAGCGGAATAACCGGCGCTTTATTTTCTGCAGGAAGTCGCGAGCCGCTGCTAATAGTTTTTTCTGTGGCTCGGTTTCTGCCTTGTAGGTGTCGAGGCTCTCGCGCTGGTAGCGCTCCGGCACG